CTCCCGTTTCGCGTGACGGGGTTTCTTTTGGCTTGTTTCATGGTATCATGCTGCCAAATTGAGATCGGACAAGCCATGCCAGATACAGACTTTAGAGAGAAGATGCGCTTCAGCGAAAGCAGCGGCGACCACACCAAACTGACGACTTTGAAAGATGGTCGTAAAATGTTTGGCGCTTACCAGTTTTCTGCGCCACGTCTAAAGGATTACAAAGACGATACTGGTGAGGATTTCAGTGAAGAGGACTTCCTGTCCGACATGAGCTTGCAGGACAGGGTTATGGACTGGCATGAGCGGGACGTCATTGGCTACGCAATGGACTTTGGTTTGGATCAGTACATCGGCAAAGATATTGGCGGTGTTCCTGTTGATATGCCTGCCATGATAGCGATGGCCCACATCGGCGGCAGAAAGGGTATGCGCGACTTTATCCAGAGTGACGGTAAGTCTGACGCTAGTGACCAGTTCAAGACGCGTATTTCTGACTACGGCAAGAAATTTTCCGGCGTTGATCCGTATAGTTTGACGCCCATGCGTCCGCAGGCGCGTCCACAAGGTTTGCTTGATATGTCACCGCGTCCTCAGATGCGTCCGCAGCCGCAGCCCCAGCCGCAAGGTTTGCTTAATGTGATGCAGCCTGCGCCTGCACAGCGTATGCGGCCTCGTAATAGAGGTTCTCTTATCTGATGGCAGGGTTAGAGCAGTATATCCCACCGAACTTGCGCCGTGGTTTCCGAGAGTTGCGTGGCATGGGTACGTCTTTGCTCGACAACGTGATTGGACTTGATGACGGCTACGACAGTGCGGGTGAGCGCTTCAAGCGTCAGTTCCGTGCAGATCCGTCTGGTACGGCGAAGCAGATGGGCGGCGGTATTCTTTCCGGCGTTGCAAATGCTGTCATGTCACCAATTGATACCGCAAAGGGTGCTGTGCAAAGTGTCGGCCAGTCTATGGTTCGCGCTGGCAGAGGTGCCGACGCGTACTTGCCGGAAGGCGTTACGTTACAGAATGCCACCCCAGTTCAGATCCGAGCTGCCAACGATGCGTTTACAGCGGATATGCTTGGCGGTGTTGGTGTCGCTTTACCGGCTGTTGGCCCAGCGCTTAAAGGTGCAGGCGCGGCTGGTCGTTTGGCGGGGCGACTTGAAATAGATCCAAACGCTGTTGGCTCTATGGGCGGGAATATACGTCTCAAGAAGGCAACCAAGGGGGAACTTGACCCGCTTGGCTACCAAGGCACGAAGATGGATAAGTTTTTATCTGACGTGGAGATAGATCAGGTTGATCTGGGTGAAAACCTTCCGCGTGTAGCGCGTTCTTGGGAAGAGCTAGAGAATAAACTTGTTTTGCCATTTTATGGTGACCGCACCAGCCGTGGTATGTCCGTCAAAGGCGTTGACGACGTTGCGTTTGAAGATCCAGTTTACACTGAAGGCGGTGTGGACTTTATGCGTGGTCCGGCAGCTCAGTCCAACCGATCTATTTGGGCGTCCAATTCAAACATCGTAAAGCGTATTGCTGACCAGTCCGAAAAGGCCCGCGATACTTTTGAGGGTGAAGATGTTTATGGTGTGACAGGCTCTATGGCTCCAGACGCCAACGATTTTGCCACTATGACAGGCGCGGCTATGGCTGAGCTGGTAAAAGGGGCAAAGATAACCAAGAAAAGCGCTAAGCAGTTTGACGATATAATGAAGGTCATTGATCCGACGTTTGTTGGCGTAAAGTCTCCAAAACTTAGAGAGTGGGCCACTTCAGCGTCATCTCCAAACCGCAAGTCGTTTATACGGTTGATGGACACCGCCCCAGCGCAGGCAGCGGGTTTCCCAAGTCCGGCAAAAGCAAGATTAAGTGTAACAGACCCCACTCAGCGTGATATGGGCGCTGGAATGTTTGGCTTGGGTGCAAGCAAAATTGACGAAAGTTCGTCAATCTTGAGGGAAGGGCCGCCAGTTGGCAACTATCCACCAATGATGTTCCCTCATTCAACTTACAACACCCAAATCACCGGCGACTATTTTGGCACATTGCCACCAATCCCGCAGGGTCTTTTGTTCCGAGACGTTTATGATGCTATGGAAGGCAAGACCACTAAAGCTGGCCAGCCATTAAGCTCCGCGCACAAGACGCACGCCATTAAAACTAAAATGCCAGTTCAGCGGGTCACCCCAAATGTTCTTGAAGGCATTTTGGGTTATTTGGCTAATCAGGCCAATTGAGGGGGTAGGGGAACTCAATGTCGAGTAATTTGCATACTAGAGCGTCAAGCTCATCCACACCCTCTTCCTCCAAGCCAAGTTCTTTGGCTTTTAACGCAATAAGTTCCCTGACCAAATCTGGGTCTGATAAAGCATCTATCATGTTTCGCTCCTTTGACGCTGAGACTGCTACCATGATGCTACCGACATTTCAAGAAGGACGTTCCAATGGATAAATATGCAACAGAGATCTCTGATGATCTTGATGAAATGACGAACCCTGACCAGATGACGGATCAGGAGTTGCAGGGGATTGTCGGGAAAGAGATTGACGATTCGATCGACTACATCGACAACTGGGTTTCTCCAGTTCGCGCGACAGCCACGCAATATTATCGCGGTGAGCCGTTTGGTGATGAGGAGGAGGGTCGCAGCCAAGTTGTGAGCATGGACGTGCGTGATACCGTGCAGGCGATCATGCCATCCCTGATGCGTATCTTTCATGGCTCTGATCGGACGGTTGAGTATGTGCCGCAAGGCGCTGAAGACGTTGCATCTGCTAAGCAGGCCACAGAATACGCCAATTACATCGTAAACCGTGACAATAACGGCTTCTTGGAGATGCACAGCGCATTTATGGACGCCTTGGTTCGTAAGGTTGGCATCCTCAAGTGTTATTGGGAAGATAAGACTGACTTTGAAACGATCGAATACACCGGCGTTGATGACAACGCGCTGGCGGCACTTATGGCAGATCCAGACGCTGAAGTTGAGATCGATGTAAGTGAGCCTGTCGGCGAGGCCCAAATGGACCCCATGACCGGACAGATCATAATGCCGCCAATGGTTCACGATCTGCGCGTCACTTACACACGCCCAGATGGCCGTGTTAAGCTAGAGGCGTTGCCACCGGAAGAGTTCTTGATTTCACGCGAAGCTAAGTCTGTCGAGGACGCAGACTATGTTGCACACCGCCGCATCGTGACTGTGTCTGAGCTTGTAGCTATGGGCTACGACTACGATGAAGTTTACAGCCTGTCATCATCACACGACGACATGGACACTAATGTTGAGCGCAACACGCGTAACCCAGCTCTAAGCAATGACATGAACTCTCGCGAAGACGCCGCAATGCGCAAGGTTTTGTACGTTGAGAGCTACATCCGCGTTGATTTTGATGGCGACGGCATTGCTGAGCTTCGCAAAATTTGCACAGGTGGTGACGGTAACGTTATCTTGAACAACGAGCCATGCGCGATGGCTCCGTTTGCTACTATTTGCCCAGATCCAGAGCCACACGACTTTTTCGGCATGTCCGTCGCTGACACAGTCTTGGATATTCAGCGCATCAAGTCTGTCATCATGCGCAACACGCTAGACAGCCTTAGTTTGAGCATTCACCCACGCATTGCCGTGGTTGAGGGCATGGTCAACATGGACGATGTCATGAACACTGAGATGGGTGCGATTGTCCGTCAACGTGCCGCCGGCCAAGTGCAGCCGCTCACCACTCCATTTGTCGGCCAGCAAGCGTTTCCTGTCTTGCAGTATATGGACGAAATTAAAGAGGCACGCACTGGTATTTCAAAAGCGTCTATGGGTCTTGACGCTGGCGCGCTACAATCTAGCACGGCAACTGCCGTAGCAGCCACTATAAGCTCCGCACAGCAGCACATCGAGATGATTGCTAGAGTATTCGCGGAAACGGGTGTGAAGCGTCTGTATGAGCTTGTTTTGTACAACATCACCACGCACCAAGATAAGGCGCGCATGATCCGCCTGAATAACGATTTCGTCGAAATGGACCCACGCGTATGGAACTCTAACATGGATGTTTCCGTCAACGTGGCACTTGGCCGTGGATCTGATACTGAGCGGATGATGATGCTTCGCCAGATTGGCGAGATGCAGAAAGAGGCGATGTCCACAATGGGTCCACAGAACCCGCTGACCGACATCACCAAGTTGAGCAACACGCTTAAAGAGATGACTGTTCTAGCCGGCTTTAAGGATACCTCGCAATTCTGGGGCGACCCAGCGCAGTATCAGCCACCGCCAGAAGGTCCAAAAGAGCCAACTGTTGAAGAGCAGCTTGTGCAGGTTCAGATCCAGTCGATCCAAGCCGACATGCAGAAAAAAGCGGCAGAGCTAGATCTTGAACGCCAGAAGATGATGATGGAAGATGATCGTAAGCGTGATGAGCTTGAAGCAGACATACGCATGAAGGCGGCAGAGCTGGAAGCCAAGTATGGTACACAGCTCGACGTCGCTGAGATCAAGTCTGAAATGGCTATCAACCGAGAGGTAATGAAAGCGCAAGCGGACCTTATCACTGGAGCTATTAATGAAGACTAAGCATCAAATAATTGTAGACGGTGAGCAGGCCAAGCGCTTGCTCACCGATTCAGATTTGCTTCGGTTTCTTGAGGAAATAGAAGCGGATTGCTGGACCCAGTTCAAAGCAACTGGTGTCAGTGAAGCGGACACCCGTGAGGGTGTCTATATGAAGTTGTGTGGCGTGGACTTAGTGCGCCAATCGCTACGCAGCATGGTTGATAACGCTACTATTGAAAAAAGAAACCAAAAGTAGCATAATAGAGGAATAAGAGATGTCAGATAACAGCACCCCGCAAGGGACTGACCTGTACAGCGCTCAAAATGCAATCAAAAGTATGCTTACGCCCTCCGAGGATAACGTAGCGACAGATGATGCGCTCATGGCCGAAACCACGCAAGTGGAGGAAGCCGAAATGCCGGAAGATCAGGAGGTAGAATATGAAGCGCAAGCTGATAATTCTCCCGTTGAGGGATCAGAAAGCGATCTGGATGACGATGAATACGACGACAGCGACGGAGATGGACCTCTTGATTTATCCACGACAATAGATGTCGATGGTGAAGAGAAAACCATTGAGGAGCTGCGCAGCGGATTTCTTCGGCAAAAGGACTACACGCGCAAAACTCAAGAACTCGCAGAGGGCCGAAAGGTTCAAGAAGCCGAGTTTCAAGAGATGCAGCGTGAACGTGCTGAATATGCGCAACTACTGCCAGCAATGGCGCAGCGTATAAATCAGGCAGCGGAACAGGAGCCGGACTGGGATACTCTGTATGATGCAGACCCTACGATGGCAGCGAAGGCAGAACGTCAGTGGCGGAAGCAGCAAGACGAGCGCGTTGCTCAATTGCAGGCCGTCCAGACTGAGCAGCAGAGAATGCAGCAATTGGCGCTGGAACAACAGCAAAAAATGCAGCAGTCATATGTTGAACAGCAGCGTCAGGTTTTGCCCGAAATCATACCTGAGTGGCGTGACAATAAAGTCGCGGCTACGGAAGCAAACCAAATTAGGGACTTCCTACTCAAAGAAGGATTTTCGGATCAAGACGTTGGCGGGATGACAAATGCAACGCTTGTGAAATTAGCGAGGAAAGCGATGTTATATGATCGTGGAGAAACGCGTGCAAACGAGGTTAAAGCTAAACCTAAGAAGCCACGCGCCAAGACATTGAAGTCGGGTTCCAGAGCGTCACAGCCCAAACGAGCCTCACCAGCACAAGAAGCGCAAAACCGCGCACGTAAATCTGGCCGTGTTGTAGACGCAGCGGCTGCAATCAAAGCCTTGCTATAGGAGCAGTATACCATGACTATCATCGCAAACACATTCACGTCTTTTGACGCGAAAGGCATTCGCGAAAGCCTTGCCAACGTAATCGCAAACATCGCACCGGAAGAAACACCATTTCAGTCCAACGTCGGATCTGAAAATGTATCCAACACATTCTTTGAGTGGCAGACTGATTCACTCTCTGATGTAGACGTTACGCCAGTAATTGACGGCGACGATGTTTCCTCTTTTGATGCTACGACCTCAACAGTACGCATCGGCAACTACACGCAGATCCGCCGTCGCACTATGATTGTTGCTGACAACTTGAATGCTCAAGATCTTGCTGGCCGTAACGATGAAGTTGCGTACCAAATGGCTAAGCGCGGCAAAGAAATCAAGCGCGACTTGGAAACCATCTACACAGGCAACACAGCACGCTCCGCTGGCTCAGCATCTGCTGGTCGCGTAACTGCTGGCTTGGGTGCATGGGTTTCTACCAACGTCAACAAAGCTACTGACGGCACTAACCCAACTGCTGTTGACGGTTCTGACGCGCGTAACGACGGTACGCAGCGTGACTTCACAGAAGCCATGTTGAAAGACGTCATGCAGAAGGCATACACTGCGGGCGGCAACCCATCAGTTTTGATGGTTGGTCCATACAACAAAACAGTTGTGTCAGGCTTCGCGGGTATCGCGGCGCAGCGTTACCAAGCTCCAACAGATGGCCCAACAACCATCATCGGTGCTGCTGACGTGTATCTGAGCGACTTCGGCTCCTTGACTGTGGTTCCGAACCGCTTCAGCCGCGAGCGTGATGCTTGGTGCCTAGACACTGAGTATGCTTCAACTGCAACATTGCGCCCGATCCAATCTGTAGATCTTGCCAAGACAGGCGACGCAGAAAAGAAAATGCTAATTTGCGAAACCGGACTAAAGGTTTCCAATGAAGCGGCTCACGGTTTGATCGCCGACTTGAACGTATCATAAATATGGTGGGGCGGCTTC